CCCAGATAACGGAACAATTGAATCTATCGGTGTGTCTGGTTCTCTGAAGGAGTCTGTTGATGACCCTTCACCTTTAACTTTCTCAACAACTATTACTAAACCATAATGGGTGCAAGTAGAGTTTTCCCTGACGAAGAAGGGGCAATCCTCGACTATACCTCCCGATTCAATATATCTCCTGTTAAATTCCTCCGTGAGAATCCCGTGGGGGAGTTGTTTGGGAAGTTAAGGGTGGTAAGCGTACTAGGCAAGAGAGAAGGTTGTGGGACTATAGTCTCTGTAAAATGTCTCTCCTGTAGTGATAATTACTTTTGTTGTCAAATAAAGAGCATAAGGTCAGGCAATACTAAATCCTGTGGATGTGAAAGGCAAGATCCTCTAAAAGTAATAAGCCAACTAGAGGATATGTCATGGGGCGTGATTAGTAGGTCAAAGAAGGTTAATAACCCTTGGTCAGTAATTTGCCCAAGAGGGCATTTACAGAACAAGTACCCAAGAAACATTCTGACTGGGAGTAAGTGCATACAGTGCAGTGGAAAAATAAACACTTACTCCCATGATAATATCCTCAAGGAACTTAGTCGCCACATACCTGATTGCACTTTTAGAGGGTGGCACACAGAGTTCACGGGTGTAACCTCCTCGGTATCTTTACAATGTACTTCTTGTAATTCAGTATTTACTCGAAGAGTGAATAATATATTGTATAAAGGAGCTAATTGCTCATGCAGGTATTCTAATAACAGGTTTGATTATCTAGGAGAAGCTTACCTGTATATACATAAGGTCACTGGAGGGGATATTGATTTTTATAAGGTTGGTATAACAAACAAGGAGCCTTCTATAAGAATTAACCAGCAGATAAGAAAGACACGCTTCAGTAGTGAATTAATAACCTGTCTACTTTACGAAACAGGAGAGGAAGCAGCTAAGGCTGAGAAGTTAATAAAGAATAGATTCTCTTTAGGAGTTGTCCCTAAAGAAGAGTTTCCTGATGGCTTTACCGAGACATTTTTAGCGGAGGAGCTGGACAACATCCATGATTTTATTTTCAAAACTAAAAGTTTTTTAAGGAGACTTAAATAAATGTATACAGAAATAGTTAATGTTTCTATCTCACTACAGACACAATCTGTATCTCAGCAGGGCTTTGGAACACCTATATTTATTGGTGCTCATCGTTGGTTTCCTGAACGTGTTCGTATCTACACAGATATAACTGCAGTTGCGGGTGACATTCCAACAGGCTCAAATGAATACACAGCAGCACAGGCATTCTTTGGTCAAAACCCAGCACCTGATCAAATTAAAATTGGTCGTCGTGATGTAGATGCAGTTACTGCAACTGTAGGCGCTGCAACTACCATTGGTCAAACATTCACCATATCAGTAACAGGGACAGATAACGTAAAGGTAAATGCTTCCTTTATCTCTGCTACTGGTGCTGAAACAGCGATAGCCATAGCCGCTGCACTTGTAACTGCACTAGGTACTCCAACAGGTGTGACTGTTACAGACAACCTTGATGGAACTTTTGATCTTACTAAGTCAGGCGTAGATGACTTCTCTGTCTCTGAGCTTAACCTTGTTGCACTGACGTATACAGTTACAGAGTCAGCTCCTACTGCCCTTCAAGAAATCATAGATGAAGATAATGACTTTTATTTCATCACTACACATGAGCGTACACAAGCCTTCATACTAGCAATGGCAGCAGAAGCAGAAGCACGTAAGAAATTATATTTCTTTGCAGTAAGTGAAGCAGAAGGTATTGCCGCACTTGAAGACCCTGTTAATGCAAACGATACGTTAGGTAAAGTTGCAGACCTTGGTTATATTCAAACTTCTGGTAGCTTCTATCAAGATGACGCAGCTTACTATGAATGTGGTTTAGTCGGTAAAGGTGCGCCTTATAATCCGGGCACTATCACTTGGGATAACCAACGTGTGGCTGGTTTTACAGATACAAAAGATCCCGCTACAGGAAAATCTTTAAGTACAACTCAGAAGAATAATCTTGTAGTTCGTAATGCTTCTTTCACAGAAGATGTTGGTGGTTTAACTATTACTCGTAATGTTAAAACCGCCGCTGGTGAATGGGTTGATGTAGTTCGTTCTAAAGACTTTTTGATTGCCCGTATCACAGAAGCATATCAAAACAAATTGATTAATTCTAATAAGATTAGCTACACAAATAGCGGCATTAATGAAATGCGCAGTGTATTGTCTACCACTTTAGATCGTTATATCAATAAACCGGAATCTCCAAACATCCTTGATGAAGATAATCCTTATGAGTTGGATTTCCCTCGTGCAGAAGATGTTTCATTCGCTGATAAATCCGCAAGGGTTTTGAATGCTTCTTTCACAGGCTACCTTGCAGGCGCTATTCATGTAGTGAATATCCAAGGCATCCTAACTCTAAACGCATCATCTTAATCGAGGAGATTAATTATGGCACTTCCAGTTTATTCTAGCCGAGATGTAACCTTAGCTTTTATGGGTACAACACTAGAAGGTCTTGCAGAAGATTCTTTCATTACTTTCTCACGTAATTCTGCGGTTACTGAGACAGAGACAGGCGCAGATGGCCGTGTAGCTATCTCTTATTTACCCGATGAAACGGGAACCTGTACTATTTCATTACAGCAGAATTCTCCTTCCAATTTAATCTTATCTGGCGTTATGAATGCACAACGTCTTCAACGCCAAGTGTTTATTGGTGGACTAGCTGTTGCAGATCCTTCTGGTGCTCTTTTAGCAAAGTTCTCTAATTGCCACCTACAGGAGACTCCTGATGTTGATCTAGGCAGTTCTGCTAATGGTAAGACTCGTGATTGGGTTTTCTTTGTAGAAGATATGTTATGGACATCTGCCCCAGAAGGTAATGCGTTAGCAAATGAAACAGTCGCTCGTATTGTCTCAGGCGTAGATACTATTAAGAGTTTACTTTAATAGTAGTAGTTTTGGCAGGGGTTCCCCCTGCTTTGTTTTTCAAGGGTAATGTACAGGAGTACAACAAGTGGAACCAGAATCTTTAGCAATGATGAATCAAGTCAAACAAGGCTTGGGCATCAGACAGAAAAACATAGGCTCAGATGTCTATACATTAGAGTTACTTCCTACCATCATAGGCTTGAAAGTAACTGCCAAATTAACAACGTTATTTGCACCTGTTCTAGGGTCAATGGCTGACTCTTCTGAGTCAAAGCCTTTCATCATGCCAGAAGAGGATGCTACTTGGTCACAAGCTGCATTGTTGTTAGTAGGGCAGATGGATAAGGTCGATGTTGTCGACCTTATTGTAGTCTTACTCTCTTCTATTAAGAAGAACGGACAGGCTGTGGATATAGACCAAGACTTTAAAGGGGAATACGGTGATCTGCTTGAACTCGTAGTCTTTTCCCTTAAGGAGAACTTTGGAAGTTTTTTTACGAAGATGCTCAAGGACAAGGGTTTAGAAATCCCTATCTTGAGCAAGATGATGGGAGAGAAGGTAGAGGAAGAGAAACCCTTACAATCTTAGAAAAGATAAAGAATACCTCTACTGTCCCAGATATGCAATGGTTAGTCTATAACCTTGCCTCCTCGAAACATTGCCCCACAGGGTTGAGAGATCCACGGATACTCTTATATGAATACAGCTTACCTGATCTGATGATGTTGAAACAACAGATAGAGATTATGGAAGCTCTTGAAACGGCTTCCCATAAAGATCACGAAGCTAAGATTAATAGCAATAAATAGGGGCTGCAATGGCTGATATAGAAGATCATGTATTACGGGTTGGCTTTGATGGCTCTAAGGTACTGCGAGGATTTAAGCAGATAGAGAGGCGTCTAGCTAGATTAGCTAAGATGTCTACTATCACTTTGAATATATCAGAAGGTAAGACGAATATAAGAAGTGGAGTCGAACCTACAGAAAGACCTTCAAGAGCACCCTCTGGAGTCGAACCTACAGAAAGACCTTCAAGAGCACCCTCTGGAGTCGAACCTACAGAAAGACCTTCAAGAGCGCCCTCTGGAGTCTCTGCTTCAGCTAAGTTTTCACGAGAAGAACAGATAGCAAAACAGATACGCAAGCTCCAAGTTGCAGAGTTAGAATTAGCTAATGTAAGAACAGCTACTGCTGCAAAACATCGTGCTTTAATCACCTCTCAAGTCACTAAGTTAAAATCTCTTAAAAAGGCTGTTTCAGAAGCTACCTCTACAGGCCAGTTGAGAAATTATACACAGCAGCTTAATAAAGCAAGAGACAATACTATCCAGCTTGCCTCTGCATCTAAAAGATTATCTCGTGATCTAACTGCTCAGAAGTTTGTTCAGCAGGGCGTTACAGCTTCCATGAAGAATATGGCAAGAAGTTATATTTCTATCTTCGCTGTATTGGAAGGAGGTAAGAGATTCTTTGAGACAGGTAAGAAATTAGATGGTATGAGGGCAGCGCTACTCGGTGCTTCTGGTGATGCTAAAGCAGCAGGGAATAACTTTGAGTTCTTGAAAGAGACAGCCGAAAGGTTAGGTCAACCTCTAACTCAATCTGTGGCTGGTTTCAACAGAATAGCCCTAGCTGGTCGTTCTGCAAATATGTCGATGGAACAGATTCATAACATATTTCTAGCAGCACAAGAGTCTGCTACAGCCTTCTCACTGGATGCAGAAGCCACTGGCAGAGTTATGTTGGCAATGGGCCAAATGATGTCGAAAGGCAAGGTGTCTGCTGAAGAATTAACTAGACAGTTAGGTGATTCATTACCCACAGCTTTGAAAGCTATGGCCGATGCAGCAGGAGTTACTAAGGGCGAATTGTTTGCTCTTATGCAGGGAGGTAAATTACAAGCCACTCCTGAACTTATGGAGAAATTCGCTGGGAATCTACGGAGTGCAGCAAGAGAAGGTGGAGCCTTAGAAGCAGGTATGAAGAAAATTCGTGCAGAGCAAGGTAGATTTAACTTAGCTCTACAATTAACCACGGATAAAATGTTTCAACAAGCTACGTCTGGACTCGCTTCTTTCTTTAGGACACTCACAGGGGCATTAAATAGAAATGTCTGGATATTCGAAACATTAGGAAAAGTTCTTAATGGGGTTTCAACTGGCCTAGCTATTTTCATAGATGGTGTTACAAAAGCTCTTGCCCCTTTAAGCCTTCTGTTTAAAATACTCGGTGGAATTGTCGATGCACTTGGAACTGTTTTCGGATGGTTTGATTCTTTAATAAAACTTATGGGATTTGAATCTGGCGGTGTTGGTGCTATCGGCACTGCATTAGCTTTTCTTATAGGTCAGAAACTCTATGCAGCTTTTGGCAGATTATTAATAAAACTTATGGAAAGCGTTAGGGGTGTAGGGGCTTTCACTAGCGCTTTGTTCTCATCCTCTGCTGCTACAAGAGCGCAGATTGCAGCTAATCTGGGCCTTGCCAGATCCTACGATTCAGTCTCATCCTCTGCTTCAAGAGCGGGGGCTGCCTCAAGAGCATCCTCTTTCATGGGCATAGGAGGAGGCGGAAAAGGAGGTGGAATGAAGGGCATGTTTGGCGGCCTCCTGAAAGGTCTTAGGAGAAGTTTTGGGGCTGGTATAAAAGTAGGACTAGGCTTCTTGGTAAAACGTCTTGTAGGTGCTATAGGTGCCCTCTTTGGGCCAATAGGCTTCGCAATAACCACTATTGGTACTCTCCTCTTTGATCACTTTAATAAACCAGATAAAAAGAAAGAGGATACTAAAGTCAGTTCCACTACTAATAACACCTTTGGTGAGATTATCATACGACATAGCAGTACAGACGCACCAGAAGATATTGCTGACAAAGTTAAACAAGCTATAGATGAGCGTATGGCGAGAGTCCCAGCCACATAAGGAGAGATATGTCTATTTTTTATATTCAGTACACTTTAGAAGGAGTGACAGGTAATCTAGCGTTGACCTCCACAAGAACTGTTACTAGAACTTCAAAGCAAGTCCTTACTGATAACATAGTAGAGAACGGAAGCGAAGTAACAGATCACTATGTAGTAGGCAGACAAACTGTGAAATTTGATGGAGTAGTAACAGATATTCGCAGCACTAATGCAGGCGATGCTGTGAAGACTCCTGAGACATACTTGAGCTTATTGGAGGCCATTAGAGACTCCAAAACGCCTTTTACTGTATTCACAGGGGAAGTGACAAAGAAAGCTGGTGCAATAGTAACAGGTTCCTTTAATGCCTTAGAAAACTGCCTGTTTGAGACTTTTTCTGTCACTCAAGATAAGCGTAATGGGACTGTCAGGTCAGAAGGGAATCTCTCTCTTAGTTCTTATCGTATTAATTTTTCAGCAAAGCAGATACGATTAACACCTAGGGCTGGTACTCAAGATATAACTATTGTTTCTCCTGAGTATGCTCTACGGTTGCAAGGGCAAGACATAGCATCTGCGGCCACAAAAGAGCCAACAGAGGCAGAAAAGGTCAATGCCAGATTGCCAACACTCCGATCTCTGTAGTTAGGATGTGTAAGAAACCACTCAGAGGAAATAGACAATGCCAGTAAAGATACCAACCCCTCCCAGCACTTCTGGATGGACTACCTATGAGGTTGTCCTTGAAAATGTAAGATATGACTTTGCATATAAGTTCAATGAGCGTGATTCAAGATGGTATTTTGATCTGTATGATAGCCTTGGAGAAATTATAAAAAGCGGAGTCAAAATAATGGAGGGTGTATCTCTACTCAGGAAGTATAGATTAGAGAGCTTTTCAGGAGATATTATCTGTATCGCTCAAAAGGATACATTAGAATCTGTGGGACTGGACAATCTAGGTTTTGAAAAAAACTATGCCCTATATTTCTACACTGATGTAGAGCTAGAGGAGCTAGTCAATGCCTGAGCCAACTAGTCTCGCTGCACAGGGTTATGCTTTTGGTCGTAAATATGAGTTATGGGTGTTTGATCCTAAGAAGCCAAAAGAACGTATAGATTCTCCTACAGGTAAGGAAGGTCTCGTCGTCGAGGAGGGAGCAGGACGATCTGTTGCAGACAATTTTGTAAAGCTAACTGCCGATGCAGTTGTTATAAAAAATCTTAGGATAAGCGGTAATGTTTCAGGGAATAAACTTGATACCTCTGGTGGAGATGTCCCTTGCACGTTAAACATCTGGAATGCTGCTGATGAGACAAAAGCGTTTTTTAAAAAAGACAACGCTATCATCTTGAAGCTAGGGTATGAAGATGACAAGGATCTTCCTACTGTGTTTTCTGGGCAGATTATATCTTCCTCTAGTGAGAAAAAGAAAACGCTGAGAGATCGTACAGAGTACACTACCACAGAGGAATCAATCGATACTATTACAAAGCTAGTTTGCGGAGGAAATGATTACTTAAAAAGGAATTATCGCGCTAGTGTACGTGCAGTCGGTGGTAGTGGATCAACAGTTTATGGTCTTTTTCAAGAGTTCATAAGGGTTCTTCGTTTTGGAGGAGCAAGCTTTGCAGAATTAGATTCTAGCATCCCTGAAATTGAAAAGTTAAAGACAACGAAACTGGATTCTGGGTACTCTGTAGAGGGCGTTCTTATTGAGAAGTTATCTGCCTTGTGCGCAGAGCATGGATTGCGCTTATACAGTTGGGCAGGTATTTATTATATTGAGTCTAAAGTTACCCCTTACAAGGCTGAAGCTGTAGTTATAAAATCTGAAAATGTTATAGGGAATATAGAAGACACAGAAGATAACACAGCCGTGTCCTCAACTGACGAAGGAAGTACAAAAGGAATTAAATTCAGTGTATTCCTAGATGGCAGGGTTGTACTGAATAAGAGGGTGGTTCTCGAAACACTATTCAGAGAAGGTACTTATAAAGTTATGGGAGTGTCTTATGATTTTGATACAGAAGGCCCAAATTGGAAAACAGATATAATAGCGAGTACACAATGAATTTAGAATTTTTTGATACAGTACACAAAGCTTTTACTTCTTTTTCCAGAGCAAATATTTACACAGCTCTCCCCTGTATCATAACAAACACAAGCGATTATGGAACAAAGCAGGTTGTAGATATACAACCGCTAATGGGGAGAGTGTGGGACGATGGCCAGTACCATGAATCACCTCAAGTATTTGATGCTCCTGTTATAAACCCTGCCTGCAATAAAGGCATGTTATCGTTTCCTCTGGAAGTAGGTGACACAGTTCTAGCTCTTTTTTGTATGCGGGATATTGAAAAATTCTCTGCTTCAGATAGGTCTGGATCTCTTGAACCTAAGACTCCAAGAAGTCATTCTTTGACTGATGCTGTTGTTATCCCATCCTTATTTTCTAAGATCAATAATCTCAGCCCTAACGTAGAGGATATTGAATTAAAATATATTGTTGAAGGGGAAATTGAATCTCGTATTACTCTTAAAAAGAACAGTGATATAGAGATAGATACAACAAAGAATATTGTAGCGACAGCCGGTGGCAGCATAACTGCCAATGCAGTAGCAGATGTTTCTGTTACTGCTGGAGGCAATATTGCAGCAACCGCTGAAGGTAACATAACTGCCAATGCAAAAGGTCAAATAGACCTCTCCTCAGATGGAGATATAAATATCACCGCTGGCGGAAATGTCAATATTACTGGCTCGACTATCAATCTAAACTAGGAGGCGATATGCCAGCAGTAGCGAGGGTAGGAACAGATTTGGCAGGCGGTGTTATTGCTGGTGCTGGAGAGCCTAGTGTGAAGGTTAATGGCAGCACTATTAGCGTCATAGGGGATAATGTAAATCCACATGGGGCTGGCCCTCATGCAGCAGCAACTATCACTGCTGGAAGTTCCACAGTATTGGCAGGCGGTGTCGGTGTTGTTCGTTCTGGTGATTCTGCCTCTTGTGGGCACACAGTTTCATCTGGCAGTTCTAATGTAAATGCGGGATAGGATATATGGCGGGAATAGATATTTTTATTAATGCCTCTACTGGTGATATTGATTTATCAAATAACACTATGAGGTTAACAGATACAATTGAAGAGTTATCAAGGCAGCGATTAAATATTACTTTGAAAACCTATAAAGGTGAATGGGTGTTTGATATTAATCAAGGCGTCCCTTGGCTTGAAAATAGTAATAATTCAATTCAGCTCCTCAGTAAAGCAGGTGATGGACTTATTGATTTTTATGTCACTAACGCGATCCTTGGGAAAGAGGAAGTTATCTCTCTCCTCTCTTATGAAAGAACATTTAACGAATCGGATAGATCACTTTCTATTGATTTTACAGCCAACACTCTTGGGGGAGAAATAACTTCCTCTGTACCAATATGATGAGGATTTTATGGCATTAACAAGCACAGGTCTTTCTATAAAAACCCAGCCAGAGGTGTTGTCAGATATAGTCGCCGCTGAACAAGCTAATATAGATTCGAATATTAATACAGATGAAGATTTATTCCTCGGACAACTCAATCAATTACTTGCAACAGCAATAGCAGATCAGCAAGCTCTTGCTCAAGCTGTTTATAATAACTTCAACCCAGATGTTGCAGAAGGGACTAACCTAGATGACATAGCTAAGATCATCGGTGTGGTAAGGCAAGATGCTAGACCTTCCTCAACAGAAAATCAGGCATTCATAGGCACTTCAGGTACAACAATCCCTGTGTCTACTTTGTTAGAGAATCCTGTAACTGGTGATAGATTCACCACAACGTCTACAATAACTCTTTCTGAATCATCATGCCTAGCAGCTATTTATTCAATAGGTTCTGTTCTCAATAATACACTTTACACGCTTACTGTAAATGGTACAGAGTATGACTATACCTCTGATGGCGATGCTACAGCAATTGAGATTTTAGGTGGATTAAAAGCCTTGGTAGACGCTGATGGAGCAGCAACATGGACAGCAATAGTAGATGGTACTGGGCTGACTATTACTATAGAAACATCCAACCTACTACCTTTAATTTGCTCCCATAGTGCAGAGGTGACATTAGATTTACTTAAATCAGAGACTACTGCAGAGTCAGTTGACTTAGCCCCAATCGTAGCCCCTTTGAACTCTGTTTCATCTCTCGTCATAGCTATCTCAGGCATTACTTCCACAACTAACTCTCTTGCTTATGTTCTGGGTAGAGATAAAGAATCTGATATTGTATTCAGAGCACGTATTTTAACCTCTCAACAACAAGCAGGCACAGCAACAGTCCCTGCTATTGAAGATGCTGTTAGTGGTGTAGATGGTGTAACCACTGTTAGGACTATAGAAAATAGAACCTTTGCAGTTGATGGTGATGGCAGGCCTCCTAAGAGCTTTGAAACAGTTGTCCAAGGCGGTTCTAATACAGATGTGGCTCAAATGCTTTGGAATACAAAACCAGCGGGAATCGAAACCTTTGGAACCATCACTGTGCCAGTCACAGATAGCAATGATGACCCTCAGAATATAAACTTTACAAGACCTGCTGCTGTGAACATGGCAGTACGTGTAACTTATACAATCTATAGTGAAGAATCTTTCCCATCAAACGGAGAGCAAGGTATCAAGGACTCCGTAGAGGCTCATGTAGACGCTCTAGGAGTAGATGTAGATGTAATCACAGGGAGAATGAAAGGGCCAATATACGAGACTGTGAGCGGTATTGATACACTGATCGTAGAGATACAGGTATTAGCTAACGCAGGAGATGCCCCTGTAGGAGGTAGCTGGACTACTGTAACACAGGCTATTGACTTTGATGAGTTCGCTTCGATTACGCAGGTAGATATTACTGTAGTGGGGCCATAATATGAGCTTACCTCAGAATATAGATCAAATAGCATTAGGCATTGAGAGATTAATACACCAATGGAAGGATAAGCCCAATGTTGTGGGATTGCTTACATCTTACTTAGAGAGCGTTCAAGAAGTAGAGGATATATACAACCAATTATTGACTGAACGTGGAGTAGATACAGCTATAGGCGCTCAGTTAGATATCTTAGGACGTATTGTAGGCGAGCCTAGGAATAGCCGTAATGATGATGACTATAGAAATGCCATAAGACTTAGGATATCTATTAATACCTCTGATGGTACGGAAGGATCTGTATCTGACGCTATTAAGCTGATTACGGGGGTTGATGATCTAAAGGTTGTAGAGATATTTCCCGCAGGGTTAGAGGTTACTTTAGAGGGGGAAAATATCACCCTTGATCAGAATATAGCAGATGAGCTTAGGAAGGTTGTAGCAGCAACAGTTAGTCTTTCCATATTGGCTATTCAGTTCCTCCTCCCTCCTTTTGTATTTGAGAATGACCCAGATGGAGAGGGGTTTGCAGATATAGGGAGTGGGTCTTTCGTATACAACCTTGTCTTCGATGATGGCTCCACTCTTGGGACTAATCTAGGCGACACACTAATAGCTCAAAATCCAGACATCATTCCTAGTCAAGAAGATTATGATTTGATTGATGGTGGATATATGGCAGATATACAAATATTTTCAGTTTAAGGATTTTAAATGTCGGATAAAAGACTTGAAGCCCTCCCCCTAGCTCCCACCCCTAGCGTACCAGACGCTATCATGTGGGCAGAGAGAGACACAGGCGGCGGCACTTATGTTTCAGAAAAGATACCTACAAAGATTATTTCTTCTCCAGTTTACCTGAGCCAGATTACAGCTTATACCTCAGAATCTGGAGATAGAATACTTCCAGATAACTCTGTAGCGAATGTGACAATCAATCTTCCAGCAACACCCCTAACAGGTGATTCTGTTTATTTTAGACAGGTTGTTGGTCAACTGTTTTCTGTATTCAGCTTAACAGTCGGAAGAAATGGTGAGACGATAATGAATGATGCAGAGGATATGATTGTCACCACAGATAATGCTTCCTTCTACATGACATATAACGGGACTACTTGGGTAGTCATAAAAGATCAATTAGTAGGAATACCCGTTTAGGAGGGATAGCAAATGGCAAATTTAGAAGATTATTTTGGTGGTGGGGTTGGTGGGGTAGGGGAATTCCCTAGATTGATCCCTAGTACAACCTACAATTGGCCAACAATCGAAACGCAACAAACTCTGGGGGGATCACTTGCCGATCTTGAACGGATAGAGGGTTTCGATGGAGATGGTGACACAATAGTCCTACCGAATGGCCCAAATGGTCAAATCCAGTATGTAGATAAGGATGGGAACTGGTCAACGGATGGTGTTTGGAATCTGGGTGTATCTTTAGGAGAGATACACGCAAATTGCGACAAGTGGGTAGGTTTTCGTTTCGACGGTGTGGAAGCTCCTGATGATGCCTTTCAAGTATGTGCAGTAGATCAGGATACCATCCCTATGACTTTTTATTTTGCATCTATATCTCAGCTAGGTGTGGTGGGTAATCTACTTAGCGGTCAAATAGATGCAGATTTCAATGGTACTCCTGCTTGGGGAAATCCCGTATCAACATCTACCGCTTCGTTCTATCGTGATGCTGATGGTTCAGGCAACTTCATAATAAGGTTCCAAAGGTCGGCTTCCGTTACTGATGAAGCACAATTTTCCAGTGTCACTGGTGCACAGGTGGGCGTGAAAGAGGTTATCGCTGGGCCTTTTGCTCTATACAAAACAGCGGCAGGAAATTATGCAGGTAAATTTCAGGGGCGATTATTAGTAGGAGTGAACCTCTCAGCCAATTCCCTTGTAGATGTAGCTATTAACAGGGGAGATGGCGCTTCGGCTCATGTAGGAGTGCCGATGGCAACTGGCGCACCCTCTGGCTTAGATGGAGAGGCAGTACAGGTACTGCAATGGAAAGGACTTATTGTGTTTTCTGGGATTGGCACAAACATAGTAGGAGTCAGAGCTACAGCAGTGACAGATTTTGAAGCTTGGGTAGACACAATAACTGAATATATTTTCGGAGTTTAAAGTGAGAATAATACAATTTTACAGCAATGCTATCCCTCCTGAATATACGAACAGCAGATCCAACTTCAGGTTGACACTCCTTGTTGATACCACCTACATCGGAGAATACTATGGAACAGACTTATCTATACCTAATTATGATGGTAGTCATGGGCCTTGGCCATTAACCCCACGTCCTACATTAGAGTACAAAACAAGCAGCATTACCAAAACAGAATGGCGTAAGCTTTTTGAACTCACTGAGCAAATTACGAGTGATAAAGTAAAAGAAGAAATTAAAGGCGACCTTTCTTTTCTCCCCGTTGATGTGGATACTCCTCACCCGTTAATTCCTATCCATACACATAGAGATATATTACGGACTGGGTATGCTTCTTTCAGCGATACAAACACAATTGATGTCTCTGATGCAGGAACTATTTTAATGATTAACACAATGTTAATGGTTGGAATACTTTCTACACAACAAAGAGTTGATGACATTCTTAAAGGTGTCTTACAGGAGAACTAAATGTCTATTAGACCAGAATTGTATCCTGATTGGGCTACAGACACAGAAAATAACGGCTCCTTGAATTCACCT